GCCCGCCAATTTCCGCAACGTTCGCACGGCGCAGCAGAACGCCATCGGCACAATCACAAATGCACGTCATGCCGGAAGCTGTCACGATCTGACACTGAGCGATTCCGCGCACCCCGATCAGGCCGGATTCCTTCTGATGGGCAAGCGCATCGCGCAGGGCATCCTGAATTATTACCTGCCCGGCACGTTTACAACCGGGGCGAACGGGCCTGAAATGGCATCCGCCAGCATCACGGCCACCGACACGATTGATGTGGTAATGACCCTCAACGGGGCCTCGACGGTGCGCGGCAAGACCGGGGCCAGCAGTCTGAACGGCTTTGTCGTCAAAAACGGCAGCGGTGTCGTGCAGACGATCACCGCGACGGCGATTCCGGCGTCCAACACCATCCGTCTGACGGTCAGTGGTGTCGCCGCAGGCTGGACGGTCGAGTTCCTGCCCGATCCGCAGGTGACGATTACCAACCTGCCTTACGGCGATATGCCGTGCATCGGGGTCGCGGGCAATGATACGATTCCGGTTAAACCCGGCGTGAGTACTTTGACATTATGATCCTCGCTCGCTCCACCATCCCCGCCGGAGTGCGGCTTACGATTACGCTGGATTGTCTGGCGCTGGTTCTGCCGTTTATTGGGTATCTGTCCGGCAATTATGCCCTTTGCCTGTGGGCGCTGAATATCCTTGTGCCGTGCATTATGGGGCAAGCCATTTACACGGGGTGGCTAGCGTTTAAACAATGGGAAGGGCAATGGCGGTGTTTTGAGTCGGCATGGATGTTGTTGCTGTCCAATATAGCCTGTATCATGATGTTATTTCTGTTGGCTGATTGGTACATTAAAGCTGGATGGAACGACATTGGAATTTTGTCAAATCTTCTGTGGTCGTATATGCATTATTTCTGCGCCAGAATGGCAATGGCGTATCATGGATATGTACGGAAATATGGTTGATGAAACATTACCGCGAAGCGCTTGAACATTGGTTAATTCTGGCCGCTTTGTGTGCGTTCGCTGGATTCATGGCGTTTATCAATCATACTACATTGCAGGAGATGACGGCCCGCAAAATGTTTGTTACAATTTTAGGCAGTGTGTTTGTTGGTGTCATTACAGTGTTGTTTCTGGATGGCATGGACTGGACAGACAAACAGAAACTTGGCGCGGCAGTGCTGGCTGGGTATCTGGCCTCCCCCATCCTACATGGGTTCTATAAACTGGCAGGAATGTTTGAAAAAAACCCGGAGAAGTGGATCAAGAAATGACAATGAATATCCAAAATCTTGTCGAGATATTGAAACGGAATGAAGGTCTGCGCCTCACACCGTACCGCTGCACCGCTGGCAAGTTGACCATCGGTTACGGCCATACCGGGCCAAGTGTGGTGGAAGGGCTGAAGTGGACAAAAGAACACGCCGAGCACGTCCTGCTGAATGATGCCCGCAATGCCGCTGCTGATCTGGACTGGCACTTCAAATGGTGGCGCAGGCTGTCAGACACCCGGCAAGAGGCACTGTGTGATATGTGCTTCAACCTTGGGGTGCAGCGTCTCAGCGGCTTCCGCAAGATGCTTATCGCGCTTAGGGCTGGACAGTGGCAAGAAGCCGCCAAAGAATGCCTCGATAGCCGATACGCAAAACAGGTCGGCAATCGGGCTAAACGCAACGCCTTTGTTTTTGAGCATGGACGTTGGCCGGAATGAAATACGAGACTCGCCCGCTACGATCCGCATATCATGTTACGCAACCAGAATGGATGCGAGAGCATTGGCAATACGCCCCTGCTGAAAACGCACCTACTCTAACAGTGCATGAGACATGCAGCGACACATTCAGCGGTCTGTACGATCATAACGGTAACGAACTGCACACGCCGCGCCAGCGGTTTGGATTTGTTTTTGAAACCAAGGAGGATTTATGAGCTACACCCTGAAACGCTTCCGCGAACCGTCCACCTATTCCGGCATTGCCGCCCTACTGGTCGCTTTGGGCGTGGCTTTGCCAGCTGGCATTGTTGAGTCCGTGACTTATGCGGGTGTTGGACTTGCTGGCCTTGTTTCGATCTTTTTGCCTGAAAACAAAAAATAATTTGCGGTTCAATCCCCGTGGTGTCATGCTGCATTGCAAGAACATCACGGAGAACCTCAAATGATTTCCATTGCTCTCGCTGCCGTGCTTGCGTGTGTGTCGCCAGTGCGTGTGATTGATGGTGACACTATCGAAGTGTGCCAGAAGACCGGGCCGGAACGCATCCGCATTGCGCAACTGGATGCGCCTGAATCCTATCGCCCGAAATGCGCCAAGGAAAAGCTACTTGGCTTTGCCGCCAAAAATGAAGCGCACCGTTTTTTTGTGCGCCCGTCTGTGGATCTTGAAATTACACGATACAGCACAGACAGATATGGTCGCTCAGTGGCGGCTGTGTCTGTGAATGGCGTGGATTTCGCCACGTATATGATTGAATCAGGCCACGGGGTAAAGTGGCAGTTCAACAAAAAGCACAACTGGTGCAAGGAGTAGGGGAAACCCTACTTCTTTTTACCGCCGCCGCCTTTTTTCTTGTATCCGCTTCCGCAAGGCATAATGTCGCTCTATCTGAAATGCCCGGCTACAACGCCACCGGGCGAGGCGGCAATCAGCCTGTTAAAGTGGCTAATGCATTTATTCTACACATTGAAATGTGTTACGCAAGAAAAAACCCCGGTCGCGTGCTAGGCAGGGGCGATACCGGGGCAAATAATCGCAAGCGTTCAGAACTACGGGGATATCGGATGTTCGTGCATCCGGCATTTTTTTTGCACGTTCAAAGGTGCTATGCAAAAAATGCATATAAAAAAACTGATACCCGCTACGCAGTTACCAGTTTTTTAAAATCCCGGCTCTAACGCCAACCGGGCAAGACGGCACATAACGCAGCGCAGCGGCATTCTCACCCCATGCTTCGGGACTGTTTGCAAGTACGTGTGATACTTACAAGCCCAGTTTTGCCAGAAACGCTGCTTTTTGTCTAGGCTTCCATGCCGCAACAAGCGATTCAATTTCAGGCGGGATGGTGGATGGCAAAAGCCGTTTCAGCAGTTCTGTTTCCATTGCGCTGAACTTGGTGGCACACAGCTCATATTCTTCGAACGCTTCTGCCGCAGCCGGAACCCATCCTTCCACAATGCGCCAGATTTCCTTGGCGTATTCCCGGATTTCAAACTGCGCATGAGAATCCATCCGCAGCTTCAGGAAATGCAGCAGATTCCGCAGATCACACTTCCACACCCACTGGGTGTAGTGATTTAATGTAATGTTTGCGCGCGCTGCCTCCCTTGAAAAGAGTTTTTTGTTAATCATGTAATTATAATTCAAATTACATCTTAAAGCATCAGATTTTAATATATCTAAAATTTCTTTAGAATCCTCATAAGACAAAACCTTTCCAGAACCCTGTTTGTTTGTTTTTGATTGCTCACACATTTCTTCTGGTTTAGGCAAATAAAATTCATTATCCATTATGCTGTAGCGTCCTGAATATTCGTTAACGTTTGCAGTCCTATGCCTTATCCATTGGCGGGCAATAAAAATTGGCAATTTAACATGAATTTTAATTTCACACATTTCAAAAGGCGAGCCGTGTTGATGCTCCACCAGATACCGGATCAGGTTGGTGTCGTCATTCACGGTGCGTGTGCCGTCGCCGTAGGACACACGGGCTGCATCGGCGATAGAGCGATCTACCCCCATGTAGTCGCGCACGATGATAAACCCGTGATCCAGCACCGGGATCTTCACCCCGATCATGTTGTCGAGAAATTCACTGTGTGGTCTGGTCATTTTTAATGTCACTTTCTTTGCTACAAAATTTTACGTAACGCAATTTTGCTTGATGTTCTTCTGCCTCCAGAAAGGGAATTAACTCTTTTTGAATGTATGCTTTACGTAATTTTTTTCTCCAAAATAACAAACGACGATATTGTATCCACTTTTGAATGTATCGTGTCATTCGTCTTCCCCCTTTAAAATTCTGATTGCTTGTTCAATGCGCACATATCGAACGGCTGATGAAATAGCCACGTCTGCATTGTATTGATATGCCTTGCGTATCATCTCGCGCAGTTCTTGGTTTTCATTTTCCAGCCGCTTGACCTTGCGTCGCAAGGTTGACATTGTTTCTTCTTTCGTCATTTCGTTTCTTCCAATAATATTTTGCAGTGCTTGTTTTCGTTCGTTCACGCAGCTTGATAACGCGATCCTCCATAGCATCCCGGTTGCGCCAATAATCCACAATCTGATGCGCCTTGATCAGCACATATTCGCGGCCACGAGCCTTGTCTGGCGTGTCATACAGTTTGATATGATGCTTTGCCTCGGCCAGCTGCGTTTTGGTGTAGAGCGGTGGCTCCAGCAAAGAGCGGCGGGCCATTGCGTCAGATGCCTTTCGGATGTCCCTGTGGCGTATTTCCGAGCACCTATGACTGCACGTCAGACGATTGTGTTTTGTAAACGGGAACGATGTCCCGCATACAATGCAGTCCTTGCGCTCCATGTTATTCCTCCCACGAAAATAAATCCATCGTCACTATTGGCGGAATGCAATGCGGGTTGCACCATAGCGTTTCGCTTTTGCGATTGGCGACCGCCTCCTCTGTGCGGGCAAAGCCGCTAAGCGCCGTCCATGTTCGGATATGCCAGCCGTGTGACAATAACTCGTCATGCTCGCCAGCGTGCCCGCACAGAACAATCCGCAGCTTGTCGTTTGACCCGTTTGCAATGCACCACGCGCGAACGTCATCAGCGATGCCTTGCCCCATTCCACCCGCGCCGTAATCCATGTCCCCCTTGGTGTAGGGCGGATCAAGGAACACGGCAGTTAGGCCATGGTTTGTAGTAACTGAATCACCGAGAACACGGCTCCAATCCCCGCTGGCAACACGCACATCACGCAGCTTGTCGTGCAACAAGCGGAACCATTGCTTGATAAATACCGTGCGCGGGTGAACGTCATCAGGCACATCCCCCAAATGAGGAAGCTGGCGATTGATGCCTTTTCCCGCATCCCCCAAATGAGGGAGCTGGCGATTGATGCCTTTTCCCGCATTCCCCAAATGAGGGAGCTTGCGTGAATCCACAATCGTTTCACCGTCATGCACCCACGGGCCTTGGCCTATGCACCACATGCCACGAATCCACGCGCACGCCCCCCAGCACCACCACCCGGCAATCTTTGCGTCAAACCATTCTGGATCACCATGCAAGCGATCTGTCAGCGTCTCACGTTGCCGCACAAGCCAGCTATGACGGGCGAACAGGTCTGTTTCATTCACAGGCCAGTCGGCGTAATGCGCAACCTCGTCAGGCGCGTGTGCAATGGCTCGCCAGAAATTCGCCACAAATCCGTCAAAATCATTGATGGTTGCGGTAAACTTCTTTTCATCAGGCGCACCCAACAGCATTGCCGCGCTGCCTGCAAACGGTTCGACATAATTCCGCACATCACCGAAGGCTTCCCACACCTGCGAACAGGCAAGGCTCTTGCCGCCAAAGTACGGGAATGGCGCGGCCAGTGTTCCAGCGAGCGTCTTCATCCTATTCCTCCCGGATAAACACGCCGTCAACCATGCGGCCCTTGCGATCCTTGATCTCCAGATACGCCCGATCAATACACGCCTCCAGCGTCGTCTGGCTTTGAGCGGCAAGGATGGTCAGCACCACGGCGCAATCACCGATAGCATCCACCACATCAGCAAAGCGCTGCTTGTTAATAGCGGTGGCCAGCTCCCCGACCTCTTCAATCAGTTTGCACAATTGCGCTTGCCGGGTGGAACCATTGATAATGTTTCGTTCGTGTGCCCATTTTTCGATTCGTGCGATGTCTCTCATTGTACGCTCTCCCAAAGCATAACCAGCACGGCGCTGTTATCTGGCCGGATGGTGGTGGTGAAGTGGATCAGTCGGACGTTTGCCGTTTCCGGTTTTTCAAACGTGGTCGGAATCTGATCAAAATGTTTAAATTCCTGCACCGTGACGTATTGCCTAACACGAGCAGGCATAGGAATGTTGGCACTCCAT